TGCGAACACGAATTTTTAAGCCATCCATTTGTTTCCCCCTAATTGATTTAAGATGTTGATTTTGTGATTGCGCCCGAAATAGGCCAAGTCACACTCGCAGTTGCTAACTCTCCGACAGCACCATTGAGAGGTGTCCATTCGGCGATTAGAACTGAGAAGTTGTATTTTGGATTTGTTGCGCTAACTGTTGTGTTGACAGGTCTGACTTCACAAGCGACTGCGGTTCCGAGCAACGGATAAATTGTTGCTTCGACCGAGCCTGAAGCGTAGTCTTGGTGGAACTCGAAACTTACAGAGTTATCTGCAAGTCCGGCCACTCTCTTTTTTGCCGTGTCACCAAACGCCGTTGTTTCAACGATGTCAAAAGTTGTATTTAATGACACGCTCGAAATTGAACTTGACAAGTCAACTGATGCAATTGAAACAAAAGCATTGGTGAGAACAAGTCGTGCCATATTTCTACGATGTTGTCTTGGTTATTGCTCCGCTAACAGGCCAAGTCACAGATGCAGTTGCAAGTTCTCCAACTGCTCCGTTGAGTGGTGTCCACTCGGCAACAAGACAATTCATTGAATAAAGAGGATTGCTTGCACTTGTTGCACTGTTTACAGGCTTGACAGTGACAGCCGTGACTGTTCCAATTAGCGGATAAATTGTTGCTTCAACTTCTCCTGAAGCATAGTCTTGGTGAAATTCAAGACTGATTGAATTATCTGTAAGACCGCCAACTCTTGTGCGAGTGCCTGTGCTTGAAAATCCGGTGGTTTCGACCGAGTCAACAGATGAGTTGAGCGTGATTGATGCCACTAAATCAGACAAGTCAACTGCGTTGACTGTGACTAGGGCATTTGTTAGAACGATGCGTGCCATTAGTTTTTGGCTCCTTCTGATAGTGCTGGTTTGATGGTTGTTTGACTTGCTTGAATGTGGCCACTTGCAATGAGAACATCAATGTTTGCGCCTGCATCTTCTAGCTCTTTTGAGGTAAGAACCTCACCTTGTTTTTTCCCACAGACCTCGCGGCCTGAGATGACCTTGTAAGCCATTTTTTCTCCTATCCCCAAATCGTGAGTCTGTATCGGTATGAGAGAAATGTGACTCCTTGTGAGTCATAGGTGCCTGCTTCGGCTCCTGTGACACGAAGAGTGTTCACTGCTCCCGACAAAGTGCGATCACTTTCTAGCGCGGTCTTGATAGAGCCAGCGCCTGTTCCTGCAAGGAAGGCATCTAACTTGTCTTGTCCTGAGCGTTCTGAAAAGCGTTGCACAATCACAAGAACATCAACTTGCGCTTGGTCTAAGCCTCGCGCGTTGTCGATGTCGAATGTGAAATCTAGTTGGCCTACAACTGCGGCAGGCGGTGTCACTGTGTCAGGGATTAAGTCATAGACTCGCAGCCCTGAAATTGTTTGCAGATTAGTTTTTAAGCCATCACGAACTTGACTTGGGTTCATACTGCCAAACCATTGTTTCTCTTCATCGGGCGCAGGAAGGCTTCCACATCAGGATCAAGTCGAGATGAAAGTCTTACAGTTCCAAGTTCAGGAGTTCCTGCGATACCAAAGGGCGATTGTTTTCGCACAAAGATTCTTGAGCTTTGAATAATGCAGGCTTGATTGACTTCAGAGGGAACAGCAGGCCATCCCCACACTCCTGTTATCTTGCAGGCTTGAGGCAGGTAGTAAGGCCAAACATAACGGCCGATTGCAAGAAGTCTTGTGTAAGGCCAACCGCGCAAACTATTATTCACAGGCTCTTCCATAAAGTCAGTCGTTGCCCAAACAGTTGACCAAGTTTGATTGAATCCATCGTCAGTTGCGATTGCGCTAATCGAAACATAATCATCGACCGCAAGGCTCCAAGGGTCGTTTGGCGTGTAATAGCGAATTACCGGTGAGGCAACACTTCCGTTGGCATAGAAGAAGCGACCTGTGAAGTCGTCAATCATTCTGCTTGTGGAAGTTATTGCAAGTTCAAGCAAAGAATCATCGCTTGTGTCAGTTATCGTCAGCGATGACTTTAGTTCCGCGAGAGTCGCGTAGCCGTTGGTGATTGCCACTAGATTTCCTCTTCTTTGGTGTTTTTTGAATTGCTCGTTCTAACTTAGGCAGAGCCAGCGCCGTTTCTTTTTGTTTTAATCTTGCCATAATTTGTGGTGTTCTTCCTTGAGCCAATAAGACTTTGAATGCGGAAGTATCGCTGCGGTGTTGACATAGATTGGGAAACCTAGCGATCTGATTCGCCGGCAGAAGAGCAAGTCTTCTCCAATCCATTCTCCCTTGATAGGGCCATCCCAAAACCAACACCAATCCTTGCCTTGATTGGGGTCTGCTGCTTCGCGTATTGCTTCAAGAACGCTTCTGTGAATCATCAAGCAACCTGTGCCTGCGGCATCAATTTCAAAAACTGCGTTCTTGTCGTATTTGTAGAGTGGTAAAAATCCATCAGGTGAATCTTGAAATATCGCCGGCACAGGCTTTGGATAGGGCTTGCCTACCACGCCGAAGCCTGCGAAAACTAGACCTGCAACAACAGGTCGCTCTTTATCGTGTGCGGTGTCGCATAAGCGATCAAAGGTAAGAACATCGAGCTGCTCATCTGAATCAATCATCAGAAGCCAATCTGAATCAGTTGAGTCTAAAAAGTGCTTGACAACACGATTGCGTTGTTTAGAAAGTAAGCCTGAACCTTTGATTCGAACAAAGGGGCCAAGTTTGTCAGTGCGTGCTGATGCTAGTTGAATGAGATGAAAGGCGAATCCGCCATTGACCATTCCAGGGTCGCAAGACCCGATTGAAACTTTGTGACCTGTTTTCATTGATTCCCCCGAATCGTTGAGAAGTGTAAGAGCGCCCAAGTCGGGGGGCCTTGAACGCTCTTACACAATTTATTTTTCTTCTAGTGACTAGAAGCTTGGAGTTGTCAAGCCTGTTCCAGAAATGATGGAGTTTGCTAGTGGATAACGACCTGCGCTGAACGCGGCATATCCATAAACAACAGTCTTGATTGTTAGGTTTCCTGCACCTGTCGCATCGTAGCGAAGGGTGAATGGAGAACCTGGTTGCTCCCAAAGGTGACACTCATTAGCAGTCACAACATAGATTTCATCTTGATTTGTTGATGCGCCATCAGTTGTCACAACATTGGCATCGGTGATGATAGGTAGGCCCATCATCTGATAACCAGAGTTGCCATAAGCAACTGCGCCTGAGCCTGTGCCAACAGAGTTGGTTGGGCCGCCTGCGGCTGGAACTACGAGTGGGCGATTTGATGTGTCAACTGCTGCAAGCAAGAAAGCCAAACGGCGTGGGTGCATCACGAAGTGAGTTGGATTCACAAACGCATTTGTCTGAATCTTCTGAATAGCATCAGCGAGCTTTGGATATAGCAATGCAACTGTTGGAGCAGTTGAAGTGAAGGTCACAGCGTTTCCGCCTGAATCAGCAAGGCCGAGGATTGTTCCTGCGGAACCTGCGCCATTGAGAATCTGTGAATCAAGTGTGGTGTGCCAAGAACGAATTAGGTCTTGAGCAACAAATGTGTCAATACCTGTTCCGCGCTCAATTGCTTGACGGGATAGGTCTTGCTGACCGGCAATGGTGCGAACATTGATTGTCAATAGTGTGTCATCGACATCGGTTTCGCTAACTGCATCGTTCTGTGTGACCTGAACGGCTGTGCTTGATCCTGTGGTCATCCTTGAGATATTCAAGGTCATTCCGGCTGGTGGGAGTGTGTGCTTTGCAGTTGCAAAGTCTGCGAACGGGCGACCGGCCCGTGCCAATTCAGCCGCAAACTGAGTGAGATACTGTGGAATTACCAAGCCCTCAAACTGTGCAGTTCCGACATCGCGGCGCTCGATTTCCTCTTCGCGCTGATGGCGTGCAAGTCTTTCCTGAGCTGCGTAGTCTGACTTGAACTGAGCATTGTAAGCATCTTTGAAGAAGGATGAATTTGACTCAGGTGAATAGGTGCGTGATTCTTTTGTGACTTTGAAACCGCCGACCTTTGGGGTTGCGATTTCTGCTACTGCTGCGCGAGCTTCTGCTGCCTTCTTATCGGCTGCTGCTTGTGCAGTTAGCTTCTCTATTTTCTCA